CCTTGTTGTAGGAGGCCCGTCCCTTGGCGTTCAAGCCGCCCTTCTCGGACTTCCCCTCTTTGCGTTGCCATGCTGGAGATTTAGCCATAAAAGATTGTCACCGCGTCAGCGTTGCCTGTATCACAATAAATACCGTTTACTGCGCGAATACCCTCAGCTGGAATCACAACTGTGTGTGCACCAGCGGCAGTCACGCCCACCCTAAGTAGCACTGTGCCAGAAGCGGCAGATGCGTTGTCATAGAAAGTAACAGGGGTTGCACCGCCCGTACCCACAGACACGTACGCACCCTTGAGACGGACAGGGTATGCAACCAAGGCTGCATCTGCCGCTGTATACGCGCTCTTTACGTCATATTGCATCGTCATAATCAAGCTCCTTTAAAAACGGGGCCGGAGCCCCATGGGTTGATTAAGCGGAAACAGCGCCATTCAGAGCAACAATAGCCCAACCAGCAGCGGTGTAGATCAGCATGGCAGACTCACCAACGCCAGTAAAAGTAATGGTCGAGAAACCAATCTTAGTTGTAGGGGTCAAAACAGCAGAGCCGCCATCTACAACGTGGGTAATGATCTTGATTTCGCCAGCAGTGCCGTTAGCCAAAGTCAAAGCTTGTGCCGCGCCTGTGGTTGTCAAAGCAGTGAAAGCGCTAGTAATGTTGACTGCGCCAGCGCCAGACAAAGACTGAACGCCTAGAACAACGTCAGTACCAAAAGAAGAATTGACAGTGACAGCGCCAGTGGTGCTGTTTACAGTGACTGATTGAAAGCCGTTCTGCGAGCGAACTGGGCCGTTAAACGTGGTATTTGCCATGATTTTTCCTTACATGCAAGTGGGGGTGCTCTGTCTGCATGTCGTCAGCCGGGACTGTCAGAACACCGGATAAGCCCGGATTGAAGTCAATATACAACAAAAGAAAAGGGGGCACAAGCCCCCTTCTCCAAATATTTCCGAAGAAATATTAAGCGCCTGCAGAACCCCACATACCGAGGGGATCAGACCAGCCGAAGCTATAACGCTCACGAGCCTTGTAACGAACGTTACCAGTATCGAAGTCACCGTCCATTGAGTTAGCCAAAGGCATACGCTCAAAGTGCTTCATGCCGTTTGGCACGTCGGTAATCAAATACCAGCCGTTGCTGTCGGTCAAGAAGTGGTTAACGGTGTAACCTTCAGGGATTGCGCCCATCTGCTTCAACGCGTTGATGTCGTTGTCAGCAGTAGAAACACGCAGTTCAGTGTCAAGCAAACGCTTGGCAACGAACATCAGTGCTGGAGGAATCACCATCTTACGGGGCTTGGCGGCGATCAACAGACCGCGCTCATCAGTCCATGCAGCGATTTGAATCACAGCATTTTCCAAAGAGGTTTCGTTCAAGTCAACACCAGTAGTCGGGCTGTTGAAGTTCACACCACCGTTAACGAGTGGGTGACCAACGCGAGTGCTAGAAGAGTTCACACCGAACAAAGAAACGCCGTCACCGCCAAGGTAGCTGCCGCTGAAACCGTTGTTGATAACGGAAGCAGCTTTAACTTGCTTGGTGTAAGACATGGCACGGGCCAAAGCCTTGGTGTAACGTGCAGACAAAGAGTCATACAAGTTATCTTCCACAGCTTCTTCAGTGATACTGAAGCCCAGAGCGATAGTCTCGTGGTTGTAACGTGCGGTGAAGGCTTCCTGTGCGTTGTCATACGCAATTGAAGAACCCTCGTTCTTGACGGGAGCAGAACCAAAGCCAGCAAGCTTTGTCTCTTCTTCGAAGCTACGCTCAGATTTCTCTGTTTCGTAGATTTCTTTGTGCTCTTCGCCGTAGCGTGCGTATTCCATGCCGAACAAAGCGTTCAGGCCGGGGAGCAACTCTTTAAGTAGTTGTGCGCGTGAAATTGCCATGGTAGTTTACTCCTTACAGGCCAACGTTGTTTAAGTACGAATGGGCACTGGGATTGAATTTAACAAACACATCAGTATACGCATCGCCAATTTCTGAGAAGCCTTCCAGTTCAACAAAACCAACAATACGGAAAGCCGCGGCAGTGGTTACCACGGTTGATTCCAAAGCGCTGGTTGAGTTGCCTGTGGTGGTCGACCCAGTTGAAGTGCTCTGTACAGCGGCAAAGAAGGTGTTAGTGCCCAAAGCAGATTGAGCGGCAGAACCGTCAAGCTGTGCTTGGAAGGTAACAAACGGGTCAGTGATGACCTTGGCTGTTACTACACCGGTTGTGCCGGAAGGATAGTACTGAGAGTTAATCACTTGACCTTGTGCATTGACATATTCGCAGCCGACGAAAACGCCGATTGCACCTACGCCGTTGCCGCCAAGGTTGTTAGTCGTAATGTCGGCACCAGTGGCGGTAGAGATGGCTAGATAGCCGTCCGAACCAATGATGACTACTTGACCGTAGAAAATGTTGGTGGCTTCGCCAGCAGGATCAATCAGAAAAGTCTGAGTTGCACCTGCGTAGGGCATGCCATCAACGCGGTTTACGGGGCGAAGCCCGTAGGGAGAAGCGGTAGATGCCATTTAAGGACTCCTAAGTTATTTAGAACCAGAACCAAACCCACCACGCGTTGAAGACGACTTGCGTTCGGCAAACAACGGCATGCGTGAGTCATTTTGTCGCATGAAGCTATTGTCTACTGAGTCCATCTGGTTTTGAGCTTGCTGGTTATAGTACTCATCTCGGGCTTCCGCTTTTTCTCTGGCGATCTTGCAAAGCATGAGGCCACCGATTTCCACGTTCCCAGATTTTTCATTACCCATCATCATCAATTCCGGATGGTCAGCTGCCTTCACCGGCTCCCAACCTTCACGCATTCTGCGTGATACATTGGTCACTTCCGACTGTCCCAGCACATGAGTCGCTACCCAGCGATACACGTAGCCCGGTTCAGGCGTTGGATCAGGCAAGTTTGTCGGCGGTACGTATACAGCACGAGCAGATTTTTCGCGTGACACCAAGTCACGATTTGTACGGTTTTCAGCCATTCGATTTCTCCATTTTTACCAATTCAGCAGCATATTGCTGCGGGGTTAAGCCAAACTTTTTTGCCAACGAAACTTGCGTTGGACTTAGTTGGACTTTCTTCGCTCCTGTCGAACGAGTCGCAGAAGCAACAACCGTGGAAGGCTTTCTGGAGCCATCGCCGGACTTCGGCTTGCCCTGCCCACCGAAAACATCAGGGAACGTAGCTTTCATGCGAGCATCAATGCGCTCGAAATATTCGTCAGAGCGGGGGTCTATTCCCGAGTTCACTAGTTTTTGATGCAGCCCTAGTGAAAAGCTGGTGAGTTCCTCGTACCCGGGTGATCCGAACCACTGGTTTCTTGCCTGCCAGCGCAGTGTTTTGTCATCCGGTTGGACTTGTTCGGGTACTTGTTGACTAGTTTGTACTACATCAGAATCATATTGTAAAGGGGTTGGACGGAAATTTTTTGCGGCTGTTGCACGCATCTTCGCATCGGCCAATTCCTCTTGTGCAGTAATGATTGCATCTGTGTCAAACGCTTCGTGTGCTTCCTTGAGCTTTTTACGGGCCATGGCCAGTTCAGCTTCGGTTGCACTTTGAATCGTGGCGGCGTACTGCTGCTCACCATTATTCACGTATTGTTTAAGCTTGTTGTTCTCGGCCAACAGGTGTTGGGCCATTCTTTCAAGCTCTTGTTTTTCGCGCATTGTCGCTTCTTTGACACGGCGCTCATCGTGACGGGCATGAGTGAGTTCCTTGATGCGCTTTTTAACGCCCTCAGAGTAGTTCTCAATCTCGTCATCGGTCGGATCGGCAACTTCCCTGTCCAAAGGCTTACGGCCTCTGTCCCGTTCGGGGGTGTCGTCTACGATCTCTATTTCAACATCTATATCGGACTCAGACGCAGGAGCGGCTTTGTCTTCAATTTCGTCGGGGAACTTGTATGGTTCAGCCATTTTCTTCCTTTCAAGCGCGGGTTAAACCGCGGGGGTCTTGCACAACAGCATCAATTTGGTCATCATTGATGAGACGGAACTCCTTGCCAAAGATTTTGAATCTTGTGCCGGAGTAAGTACGCACTAACACAAAGTCGCCTTCTTTACACCATGCGCCCGTGGGGAACTTGGTGGTGTCTTTGTACGCATCGGGGCCTACACGCAAAACAAACAACACCGTGGTGGCGTGTTCTTCTTGGCGCATAGTGGCTGTATCTCTCACGAGATCCAGTGATGTACCTGCAATCTTTGCTTCGACTTCAGGCACGATGCAGAGAATCTTCCAACCTGTGGGGGTCGGTAGCGCTCCAGCTTTGGTTTCCTCCGTATCGTCTTCTTCTGGCATCTCAACGGGTTGGATACTTTTAGGCAAGACAATGCCCGGTGGCAAAATGAGTTCACTCATCTGATTGTTCAACTTTCTGTAGCAGGTCGAGGAGATAACGCTCTGCAAGGGCTAGACCCGAAATAATCCCGCAGAGTTTTTGGTAATCGTCAAATGATCGACATGATCCTGCAGCCAAGTCATCTGCGTAGTTGTTCATGTCAGTGCGTATTTTGTCGCGCAATACGGATGCGAATTCTTGAATCATTTGGGTTCCCTGTTTTTAGATGTGCTCTGCAGTGCGGTTGTGCGGGCTTGCAAATCCATTTCTTTCTGACGCTTAGAAATTTCAGAGCCTAGCTTCACGCCTGCAAACTCTTGGTCAAACTGTTGTTTGGCCTTGCTCTCGTTGATCTGCGCACCAATGCGCATACCTTCAAGTTCTTTGTCACTGCGCATCTTCTCCGTGTCCAACTCCAACTTGTCAGACTTAGCCGTGATGTCAGCCACCATCTTCTGAGCATCAAGCTGTGCGGCTTGCTGTTTAAGCTGGAAGTCTTGTTGCATCTTCTGCGCTTCCATCTGCAGGCGTTGTTGTCCCAACTGGATGTTGGCCTGAACTTCTTGTTGCTTGACCTGCATCTCGGCTTGCTTGAGTTGCAACTCTTGCTGTTGCATCTGGATGAGTGGGTCTTGCGCTTGTTGCTGTGCTTGCTGTTGAGCCGCTTGCGCTTGGTTTTGCTGCAACATCTGTTGTGCAGCTTGTGCCATCATGCCCGCCATCGCGTTGGCAACTGCTGTTGGCATCTGCTCGTCTTCTTTTGGAATCGACATGCCAAGTTGTTTTTCCAACTGCAACTTGTACTGGAACCCAACGTGCTCTGCAATGTGTGCAGTCAGCGCCGCTTGAATCTGAGGCGCCTTGGGGTTCTGGCCGATCAACTGCATGACTGTTGGGTCTTGCATGATGCTGGTATGCACAGCAATGTGTGCGGCATGGTCTTGCTCCACAAACGCTTGGATTGGCTCGCCCTTGAGCACAGCCATGTTCTCTGCCACGGGATCTTTTGGTTTCTGATCGTCTGGCAAAGGCACAAGCTTGTCTGCGTTCTTGATGCCAAGCACTTCAAGCATGTTGCGGTGCAACTGTGGCAAGTCATAAATATCTGGAGCCATCTGCGCCATCTGGATGACGGCTTGGTACTGCACCACACGCTGGCTCATTGTGGCCGCATTGGGATCAGACACAGGGATAACTGCTACAAGTGCGTAGTCAGCTTTCTTGGCTTTGGGGCCGTCATCGCCTTCGGGCTCGTATGTGTATGAGTCATCTGTGTAGTCACGGATGATGTCACGAAGCAGTTGCAACTCTTGCTTCAACGCGTAGTGCACACGGGCTTGAACCGCTGTCATTACTTTAAGCTGGCGCTCAAGGAGGGCTAGCGTTGTGCCCACGGGAGCTTGCGCACTCATGTCAGACACTTTCATATCTGCAGTTGCGGCAAACCTGCGGCCTTCGTCTACGATCTTATCAAGTAGGCTGGCCAACACGGCAGACGGCTCTTTATACGGCAGGGGCAGGATGCTGTCACGGATCGTGCCAGAGCCGATGTCTACATCACGGAACTCTCCCGGTGCGATGGGGGTGTCGTCTCCCTTGATGCGCAAGCCTCTGGATTTAAGGCCACCGGGCAAGTTGGACAACGTTCCCGCATCGATGAGCTGGCGCATGATGCTGGTAGCGGATTTAGCAAAGCCCCCGATAAGATGGAACAGCCCGAAGCCATAAGCTCCAAAGCCCGGAATATATTGGTAGTGCACGAAGTGCTGGCGCTTGAGTTTGAGTGGGTCATCTTCTTCCCAGTTACGGCGAATAGACAGCACATCGTTTGTGCCGCGGATGATTGTCACCACATACGGCAGAGCAATACCTGTTGGCTCGTCATCGTCGTCCAAGTCTTCATGGCCTTTAAGATCAAGATCAACATGGCACTCAAGCAGTGTGAAGCGGTCATCGTTCAGATCACTAAAGCCCGTCTCTTTGTCTTTGGCTTTCTGAATGTCGCCAACAACTTTGTCTGGCTCACCAAACTCAACGTCGCGGTAGAAGCCCGCTTGCTGCAGTTTCAAAATCTCGTTCTTGGTCTTGCGCATGACGTGCGTCACGCGGTAACAAGTTTGGATGTCTGATGTACCGTAGGGCAGGATAATATCTTCTGCTGGGATAAAGATAGACACTTGACGGCCAAGGGATGGGTCGTAGTACACCTTCTTGAACGCAGAGCCGGTGGCGGGCAGTGACCACAACATGCGCTCATGCTCAGGGCGGAACTCCACCATCTTCTCAGTCAACTGGTAGTTCATGTCCGCTTCAACGCGAACAGCCGCTTCTTGTTTCCTAGGAGTCTCTTTACCTAAGATCTTAGTGCGTACTGGCCCTTGCGCAGATCAACGAGAGCAAGGCCAAACAGCAGTTTGACCAAGAGTACGCCGGCGTGAAGCTAGGCTCTGAAATTTCCAAGCGTCAGAAGGAAATGGATTTGCAAGCACGCACCACTGCCCTGCAGCAAACAACTAAAAACAGGGAACCAAAATGATCCAAGAATTCGCACACGTATTGCGCGACAAAATACGTACCGACATGAACAACTACGCAGATGACTTGGCTGCGGGAGCGTGTCGCTCTTTTGACGATTACCAAAAACTCTGCGGGATTATTTCGGGTCTAGCCCTTGCAGAGCGTTATCTCCTTGACCTGCTACAGAAAGTTGAACAATCCGATGAGTGAAATCATTTTGCCACCGGGCATTGTCTTGCCAAAAAGTATTCAACCCGTCGAACAGCCTGAAGAGGACGACACGGATGAAACAAAAGCCGGAGCGTTACCGACCCCCACAGGTTGGAAAATTCTCTGCATCGTGCCTGAAGTCGAAGCAAAGATTGCAGGTACATCACTGGATCTCGTGAGAGATACAGCCACTATGCGTCAAGAAGAACACGCCACCACGGTGTTGTTTGTATTGCGTGTAGGCCCCGATGCGTACAAAGACACCACCAAGTTCCCCACAGGCGCATGGTGCAAAGAGGGCGACTTCGTGTTAGTACGTACTTACTCCGGCACAAGATTCAAAATCTTTGGCAAGGAGTTCCGTCTCATCAATGATGACCAAATTGATGCTGTTGTGCAAGACCCACGCGGTTTAACCCGCGCATAAAGGAAAAATATGCCTGAACAATATAAGTTCCCCGACGAAATTGAAGACAAAGCCGCACCTGCGGACGCGTCTGACATAGATGTCGAAATTGAGATTGTTGACGACACCCCTGAGCAGGATCGTGGCCGCAAGCCGCTAGACCGGGAAGTCAAAGACCCCACCGATGACGAGATTGAGAACTACTCTGAAGGCGTGAAAAAGCGCATTAAAGAGTTGACTCATGCCCGCCATGATGAGCGCCGTGTCAAAGAAGCGACAATGCGCGAGAAACAAGAGCTTGAGCGTATGGCCCAACACCTGTTGGCCGAAAACAACAAGCTCAAACAATACGTGAATAATGGTGAGCAGCAGTACGCCGCTACGATTCAAAGTGCAACCGAAGCTGAGCTGAACATGGCTCGTAAAAAGCTCAAGGAAGCACACGAAGCGTTTGACACTGATGCAATCATTACTGCACAAGAAGAGTTAGCAGACGCGAAGATGCGGGCTACTGCCGCAAAAAATTTCCGTCCTACCCCTTTACAATATGATTCTGATGTTGTACAAACGCATCAACAAGTACCCGAACCAGTCCAACCGGATGACAAAACACTGCGCTGGCAGGCAAG